CCTCCTAATGAACCATTTATGGTAACATCGGAAGAAGTCCATGTAGTATTTGTATCTTCAAAAAGCTCTACACCATCGTATATAGTTACACTTGCAGGCTTAATAGGAAAACCACTTATAGTTGTAGTAAATGTTACTGTAGTGCCATCACCTGTCCATGGATTTAAAAATGTGTAATTTATCATATTATCAAACTTAAATCGCATTGGATCTTGATACCAAAAAAGAGCAAAATTATTACAAGTAGCTGGTGGTTCAAAGTTTGTATATGAAGTTTCCGGTAAAGGATAGTATTGTTGATTAGTAGAAGTTGTAAACTCATAAAACACATGTTTTTGCTCTAATTTTACTTCTGATGGAAAGATAAGCGTATAATATTGATTGATTCTTTTTTTAAGCTCAGCATTTGAAATATCTGCTGAAGAAAACCTACCAGTTACCTTTCGTATTGCTTGTTGAATGTCTGATAATGTCCATGTCGATGCCATATTTATCCTTTACTATAAACTTGTCTCATTTGAAAACGCGGTTGTCTACCAGTTTCTTTTAGTCTTATAATACCATCTACATCAGGTTTCATATCATAAATAGGTTTAGAAGCGTTTTCAATATGTCTAGCTAAAAATCTAGGCATTTTATATTTAGCACCATGCATAAGCATTAAGTTAACAGAGTTTTTTGTATTTCCATATGGAAAAGATACAGATAAATTTGGTGTTTCTATATTTTGAAAAATATATTCATTTATTTCTCTTAAAAATTTCTCTTCCTTTTCACTAGAAGGTTTTTCCCCTAAAATTGGTAAACTTTCTAATTTTTTTATATTGTCATTGTCATATCTTGCCATTTCATTCCTTTGTTGTTAAAGGGGGATTACTCCCCCCAATGTTTATACTACTGTTTTTTATACTACAGAGTTTGAACCCTCAAAAATTGCTACCATTGCAGAAGAGTTAGCTCCTACCATAGAAGTTCCAAGTGTTCCACCTTGAATAGCTTTGTTAACTGTTGGATATGGAGAACCTGAAGAATTTTCTACCTGTACTAAATATCCACCAGAAACCCATGCACTATATCCTGATGCTGTGCTTTCTGAGCAAGTTACTGCTGTTGCTGAAACTGACAGAACTGTATATTGTCCAATTAATGAAAGACCTGTTGCATCATCAGTAATAGCTACAGCATTAACAACATCTCCTACAGCAAATGAAAACTGATCTAAAAAAGAACATGTAAATACAGTATCAGCTGCTCTTGTAACTGCAGTAATTGGTGCTCCAAAAAGACCATCTTGTGAAAGTGGTGTAAACCCGTTGGATGTACTAACTGCTCCAGATGCAAGATTTATTGAATACCCATTAGGCATCCCATATGCCCACATAAAAGACGCACCAGCTGTAACATCGATTGTTTGTACTCTTGTAACTTCAAAACCTACAGATATGTTTTTTGCAACGGCTGTAGATGGATTTGTCCAAGAGACTGTTTTAAGTTGTGACATTTTATTTTCTCCTTTTTTTTATTAAACTTTATTTTTTGCATGTAATTTCATGTGACATTTATGACATAACCATATAACTTCAAGTGGTTTATCATAATTTGCATGATGGGCATGGATTCTGTAAGTGTCATAACATATTTCACAATTTAATTTACGCACAATTTCACCTCGTTTAACTGCTCTATAAATTGCACCATGTGCTCTAATTTTTTCTCTATTATTTTTTTTATAAGAATTATGTGATAAACTTGCATACTTTTTTCCTTTTTCTGTCTGTCTCCATTTTTGTTTTCTAATATAAATAGATTCACTATTAAGCAAATGATATTGTTTGTTGTGATCTTTCCTTTTTTTAACCCATTCAGGATCTTTAATACGACGAATTCTATCATGTAAAAGTCTGCAATGTTTACATATTGTATTGTATCCATCTTTTGCTGCTTTATCTTTATAAAATCCGTCATATTCTTTTTCCTGATTACACTTATTACATTTTTTCATAAAACTCCTAATTTTTATCTGTAGGATGGCATTATGAATAAAGTTTATTTTTTTTTACATTAATTTTGTTTGTAATACCCCTATTATGAGTGTGTTGCTTGTAAGTTTAGATAAAAATTATCATTAAGAATTCGTGCTACAAAAGGTAAAAGCCACCCCACTGTTCCTCTTTGATTTAATGGATCTGCTGATCCTGCTGAACCAAGTGGTTTTACATAAAATCTACCTGCTGCACTACCAAGATTTACAATTCCATAAGCTTCTTGTCCGCCGATAAAATTGTTATAAACTGGTACAGTAGCAGTTGTAACACTACCTGCTGATGTAATAAAAATCTTAATGTTACGTACTGATCCCCACTCTGCATCTTGAATATTTCTAACTTCAGATCCAGGATAGTTTGCTGTACTTACAAATGATGAAACATCTTCAAGATCATCTATTAGTGCAGTATCCATATAGCACCAGAAACTTGGACGAATTGGAGTTGTTCCAAATTGGTCTGTACCAATATAAGCTTTATTTACCATACGGCAATCGTTATTAAGTAGTGTTTGAACAGCAACGTCAAAGTCACTTGCAGTGATTTCTGTTGGAGTTTGACCGTTAACACCAAAAGCACATTGTACAGAACTTAATCCAGAAAGCAATACATCACGAGTTACTTGGTCTAAAGTCTGACCAAGATTTTGTGCTAAAAGTTCAGCAGCTTCGTTCATTGTACGATCTTCAACAGTAAGTTGAACTTGGTTAGTAATTGTAACAAAGTTTCCGTAAAAACTTACTTGTGCTTTAATATCTGTTACAGATAATGGAGCTCCTGGAGGAGTTATTCCATCAACGAGAGCGATCGGCACTGGATCTAATTTTGTGTATCTTCTAAATACCATTGTATCCCCTGATTTTTCAGGAAGATTTCTTCTTTGTGCATATTTTGTATGAATTAAATACGGAAATGCTGTCATCAGCAAGACTCTATCATAGTAGTCTCTTACTGCTGGAGGCAAAACCGATGTGTTTGTTATAGAACTTGACATGTATGTATCCTTTTTTTACATCCTATTTCTTTGCATCAACCGTACAAATTCATCATCGCTCATATCTTTGTATCTTTTAGCTTGGCTTACAGGGGTAGATGCACCTACACTAGAAAGTCCACTGCTTTGCTCAGAGTTTTTTAATATACGCTCAGCATCTGCATTTTTTTTCTGTGTATGTTGTGAATTTCTATATCCTTCTGAGTTTTTAGCTAAATAGTATGCAAGTTCATAATCTTGAGTTCTTTGTAGAGTTTCTCTAAGGCTAGGATTTGATTTAATAATTTCTGGTAAATATTTAGTTATTGTCTCTTGATAATCAGGATATTTTTGTGCTACTTGCAATTCATTAAGGGTAGTTTTAAATTGACTAGACATCTTTTCGCTAAGCTTTTTAAATTGCTTAACAGTTAAAATGTCATCGTCTTCTAAACCTTCTAATTCATCTTGCTCATGATGTTTAGAAATGTTTCTATCTTTGTTAGCTTTAAGTAACTCTAAATTCTCTCTCATCAAAAGATTTTCTTCTTCCAAACGTTGTCTTTTTGCTCTTTCAGACTCAAGGGCATCCAGTGGTACTGTACGCTTTTGCTCTTCTTGAAAGTTTAGATCTACGCTTTCCTCAGCGGCGGCCTGATATACTTCTTCGCCCGATATTTCTTGATTTTCACTCAACTTTTTCTTCCTTCGCCCGTAAAGCCGGCGGCGCTATAGCACATAAGCACTTGCAATAGTTGTCGTTTCAACAACTGTTTGTCCGCCACTTATGTATTTTGCTCCTGGTAACTCCTCATAAGCAAAAGGCACATCTGGCATATTTATTTCCCAGTTAACTGTTCCTTTTGTATTGTCTATTTCAGCGACAATTTGTCCAACTTTTGGAGTTGGTTTTTCTGTGTATGGTTTAATAAATTGTGTTAGGGCAGGCCTTCCGTCTATATGTCCCTTGGCTGGCTTTGAAAATAGAACTATCCAATATTTTTCTTTGCGTTTTTGATTTGCATTGATGATATTTTCAATAGTTTTATTCAAATCCTCCATTATTGCATCGCGTGTTTCACCTGTTGTTTGCATATTATGAACCCATATTTGCGCAGTCTGGATTAATCATTTTAACTTCTCCAGATTGCATGTTGTCTTTTAATGAAAATTTAACAAAATTTGCTTTCTTACCTTTGCCCATAGACTCATCTCTACGATCTTTATAAGATTGCTTCATCTTGCTTTCTTTTCCTCTACGCATCCCTAGACTTTCATCCATCTTGTCGTATCCGCTTTGTTTTTTCATTTTTGCTCCTATTATTTATAAAGCTCCTGGCTGCCCAGGTGCTTGATTTTGCATACCTTGTGGTATGGTAGATTTTTGAAAAGATAGTGCGCTTGTATCTTGACCAACACCAGAATTAATATTCATAGCTTGATTAGAAACTTTATTTGCAATTTCTTCTCTGTCTATGATTTCTTGTTTTTCTAACATATTTACAAAATTCCAAACTTTATAAATTCTTTCATCACTAAGATTAGATATTTCTACCATAGTTTTTGCTCTATCTAATGCAGCTTGTGCTCTATTTTGTTCAGATTCAGAAATCCTTTCTGTAGCTAGTGCTAAATCACTTTGAGTTCTACTTCTTCTTTCTGATGCTCCAGCTAATTTTTCAATAGACGATGCTTTTGTATTTTGAATTTGCGCATCTACGGCTTCAACTTGTTTAGCTTGCATCTGCATTTGTAGCTGCTGAGCTTGTTGTTGAGCTTGCTGTTGCATCTGCTCTTGCGCTTCAATTTGTGCAAGTATCGTACCTTTACTTTGTATAGGAGCATTTTGTACTAGCATCTTAGGAGTAATTGGAGAAACTCCAGCACCACCTGATAGAGTATAGATATCAACAAG